ACCTGAGCGGTGATGTCGAAGTAGGCCAACCGTTGTGCATTGAGTTCACGGGTCAGGCCACGCTGAAACTCGCCTTCCTTGGCGAGCAGATCCAACTTGCGGGCCTCGGCGTCCAAGATCTGGTCGTTGAGGTCGTCGATCTCGTCGGCCAAGTCCTGAACAACGGCCTCCTGTTCTTCCCACGCCCTCGTCGCTTCTTCAATCGCGTCACCTTCACCAGCCGTGACAAGGGCGATCTCATCGACAAGGCTCTGCTGTGTTTCGATCGCATCGTTCAGGTCGTTCTGTGCTTGCCACATGCCGCGCAGGGCGTCGAACCCCTCCCGCTCCGCTGCCGCCCGGTCCTTCAAGTCTTGAACAGGTTTCTTCGCCGCCTCAGCCTGAGCCTCCAAAGCCGCTAGGTGAGCCTCGGCGTTTTCCAGCGCCTCCTCCTGCACGTTGATGTTGGCTTGAATGGCATCCTTCTGGTCCTGAAGTATTCTCTGCTGTTCTTTGAGGGCATCCTCAATCGCCTTCTCTGCTGCGATCTGTTCTGCTCGCTCGGCAGCGACAACACCAACCCAGTGCGCCTCATCTGATAGTCCCCCTTCATCATCCACAGCAAATGTTCGACCGCTCACAGCACTAAGCATCGCTATATCGGCGCTCATAGCCGCTGCGGTCAAACCGTTCCAGTCTTCGATGGCTTGACCCATCGGACCTTTGCCTGCTTCGAGATTCTCGTTGACCAAGGCAACCGCAGCAGCGGTGTCGATGATGACAGGTTCCGCGTCCCCATGCGCTCCGGCCAACCTAGCCGTGGCAAGCATCGCCGCATCCGCCTGTGCGACAGCCCTTGCCGATGCCTCGGCTGCTTCCAGTTCCGCCTCAGCCTCAGCCTTGGCCGCTTCGGTCGCTGCCTTCGTCGCGTCGATAGCGAGCGTCGCAGCCTTGACGTACTCCTCGTTGGCCTCCAAGCGTTGGATCTCGGCAACCGTGTCCTTGTCGAGAGCCTTGACGTAGGCAACTACGTTGTCAGTGTCGTCCAACCACGACTTCGCCAGTTTCTTGTTTTCCTTGGCGAGATTGACATGGGCGTCGGCTGTCGCGTCCATCGACCGCAACAGTTCCTTGAGTTGATCCCCGGAGAGTTCCCTCGCCCGGATCGCCTCGATTATCGCCTTGCGTTCCTCGCCAATAAACACCGTTGATTTCTTGATCGCCTTGACGTTCGACTCTTCCAATCCGATCGTGTTGGTGATCGAACGGGCGAGTTCCTCGTAGTCCTGCTTCCCCTGACTCATCATCTCGCTGTGACGGTCCATGTCGCTGACGTAATCGTTGAACGCTTCCCGGACATCCCGGTTGACGACCTCGGCGAGCAGCACGCCCGCGAGGTCCAGTTCACCGAACCCGGCAGCCAAACCGTTCGCTGCATCGTTGGCTTCGGCCGAGGCTTCGTTCAGGGCGTCGAGTTGGTCTTTCAGACCTTCGATCTCCCCCTTGAACGTCCCGGCCCGGTCCTCCGCTTTGACCCATGCCTCGCGCAGCGTGTCAGTCCGTTCCTGTGCTTCCTTCGCCCGGTCACTAAAGTTCTTCCACACGGCGAACACCGCCGCACCGACCGCGACTATCGCTGCCAGCGGAACAAGAATCGCTGACAGGGAAAGCGTTGCTCCAGCAGCGACGATCCCCAAACTGGTCAGCCCGGTCGTGACGGAACCGATCACCATCAGCAGCGGACCTGCGGCAGCAACAACCACACCAAATATGACGATCGCTGTCTGCACCGGACCGGGCAACGCCCCGAACGCCTCGGCTATCTTCCCCACCCACTCAGCAACCTTCTGAAGCATTGGCACGACTACCGGCAGGACTGCCGCACCTAGTGTGATCATCGACGCCTTCATCCCGGCCATCGCCTGACTCATCTTGAACTGGGCGGTCTTCTGGACACCGAGGAACGCCTCGTCCAACTTGCCCGTCGAGTCCGCTAGTTCGTCGAACACGACACGGGCCGCGCCAGTCGCCACACCGGTCAACTGCAACGCACCGTTGAGGCCACGGATGTCCTCAAAGACGTTGGACATCTCAAAGCCGTTGGCTTCTAACTGCTCCCGCAGCCCTTGGAGAGCGCCGAGAAGATCAGCCGACGCTGCGGCCCGCAGGTCATGAAGGTCGACGCCGATATCCTCCAACACTTTCTTCGCCATCTGCGACGGCTTGAGAAACGACTTCATCACGCCGCCCAACTGGGTGGCCGACATCGCCGCATCACCGGACGCCCGTGTCAGGAACGCCAACCCACCACCGACCTGATCGAACGAAATCCCCAACTCGGCTGCCATCGGGATCAGGCGGCCGAACTGTGGTGCGAGGTCCGCAGCGGACGCCTTGCCCTGCTCCACCGTCTTGGCGAGAACATCGGTTGCGTAGGCGGCACCCTCGGCTGACATCCCGTAGCCGTTCATCGCGTTGGTCACCGCGTCAGCAACGACCACCGTGTCGCCCAAACCAACCGCAGCCGCCTTCGCCGATGCCTCCAACGCTGCTGTCGCCGACGATGCGTCCAAACCCGCCGAGGTGATGAAGAACATCGCGTCGGCGAGTTCCTTCGGTGCCCGCCCCGTCTCCCCGGACAGGCCCAGTACGGAACCCTTCAGGGTTTCGACTTCCTGAGCAGACCGACCCACCAGAGTCTCGATTTGGGTCATCGAATACTCGAAGTCCGAGGCCATCTTCGCGGCAGCGACTCCGATGCCAACCAGCGGCATCGTGACCTTCATGGTCATCGACTTGCCGACCTTGGTCATGTTCTTGCCCAACTGGTCCATCGACCGTTGGGCATCGGTCATGCCCTTCTTGAACTGCGTCGTGTCAGCGGTGATGATCGCCTTGACGACGCCAACAGTTGCCATGACCTACCGCCTAATCCGCGACCGCGACGACGCAACCTTGGACTGGTGTGCCGCCTCTTCGTTTTCCAACTTGATGAGGGCAGCCCACTCCGTCATCTCGGCAGACGACATGCGATCTAGGAGTTCGCCGACCGTCATGCCGAGTTCACGGGCTAACCGGAAGTAGAAGCGTCGCTCGGGATTTCGCCGTCCTCGTCGATCAGCGAACCCGAGAAGTCTTTTCCCGCGTCGCCCGCTGCTTCCTCGGTCAGCCCTGATGCTTCCATGCAGGCGTTCGCAAGGTCGTTGACGACACGGGCGTTCTTCTCGAACAGCCACGCATCGTCGCCGTCGTCGAACGCACGCTCCCCGCTGTCGGGGTCGAAGCAGGTCTGTGAAATGACATGCCACCACATCCCGACGATGCGATCAGGGTCGTTGACCCCGCCGACCGTGCCGTCCTCCGACGCCATCTCGGCGACGAAGTGGGCGCGGGACCGGGCGGTCATCGACCTGATCTCCACGACGACATCCCACTCGGGGACTTCGTATTCTTCGGCGCTGCCATCTTCGACAGCCTTTATTGCTTCTCTGATACTGGACACGATGGTCACTCCTTATGGTTGGGATCAGATCTAGTATGTGGTGCGGGTCACGTTTCCAGTTACCTGAAGGTCAAGGCTGAACGTCACTACGTCCGCGACCGGGGCGCTGACCGAGTAGTTGGTCAGGATCGCTTCGCCCGTGTATTTGACGTTGCCCGAGGTATTGCCCGCCGGACCGAAGATGAACGTCCGTGACGCCGGTTCGGTGCCGATGATGTAGCCATCGACGGTGGCATCCCACAAACCCGAGACCGAAATCGTCGCATCTCGCAGACCTACCAGATAGGACTTTGAGGTCGATCCGAATGCTGTGCTCTCCGCTGTGTCGATTGTCTCCGGGAAGTCGACAGAGGTCAGCACGTTCGACAGTGAACGACTCGTGCCTCCTGTGTCATCCAACTCGAAATCGGTACTCTTGCCATGAATAAAGGTTGGCATTTTCTGGTCCTCCTAGAACCTTGCGAATGTAACCATGAAGGTGATGCTCCCTGAGGAGCCTGCTGTGCTGGCGGTCGCCCGGACGTACCGATTCACGGTCCCCGAAC